CCCGCCCCGCTCGATGCTGCAACATTGGGCGGGGCATTTTTTATTCAACTCCGACAACATGGTATCTTCCGTATCCGCTGGAACGCCCGGAGCCGATGCCAAGACCAAACCCAGCCATATTGATGATGTTCACAATCTGGTCGAGCGTATAGACATTCTCGGTGTAGGTGATATGGACTTGGGAAGACCAGCCGGAGAAACGGTTAATGTAAACCAGCACCGGCGCGCCGCGCTTCGGAGACATGAGCGTTTTGTCAACGAAATGTGCTGCGAATTTCACGGGCTCCAACCGCGCCGTAACATTCATCGCGTTGTCAAACTTCGTTGCATAGGTGTCGATCTCGTTTCGAACGACTGCCTGACAGAAGGATTTCTTCAAGCCAAAGCCCGTAATGCAGGGCGCGTTGTTCGTCAGCATATCGCGCAAGGTTCCCTCGTTCATATCGCGGTAAGTGTCCTCCACGGGGTAGCCGTCCCGCCAGTGAATTGCCGTGATGATGTCCTCCCAAATGTTAGGCACTTCCTTGATGGTCTTTTTGCCGTCGCGGGCGGCGGTCAGCTCTCGGACGGTGCGGGCGTTCATCTTGTTCAGCACAAGGTCTCCGTCGCCCTCGATCAGGATTGTCGCCTGTTCGATTTTTACGGGCTGGACTTCGATAATGCGTTCTTTCTTCATCTTTCTTTTCCTCCTTGATTTGCTCATGCGCTTGCTGTGGCTTACGTTGTACTGTCATTTGCTGTTCTGTAGTAATCTTCTCTGTAGTAATGTTGTGTGTATTAAATAATTCTTTGCGGCCATAAGCCACAGCAAGCGCACGATGTTGTTTTGTTCTGTCGGGTAATTTGTTGTTATGCGCGGTTGTACTATCGTCTGCGGTAAGCAGAAACAGAAGCGTGTAGTGTAATGTTTTATATTGTCATATATAGATATTTTAGTGTCCTGTTCCTTGCTTTATTTTGCTACGGAGCTACGCTCCCCTGTTTCTGCTTACCACTGCGAATTTATCCGGCAACCTTGTCGATGGCGTCAAATACGCCGTCAAGCTCCACCAATGTTTTGTACTTCGCCCGGAAACTGTTCAGCTCCGCAAGGGCGCGGTCGAGCATTTTCCGGTATTCGTCCTTGTCCTGCATAATCATGACGGTCGGTTTATAGCCGCTGTCCGCGTCCGTCTTAAAGAACACGCGCACCTCGGGACGGGGTGCATCGCTCTTCTCCTTGATAACCAGGTTGCAAACGATGTGCCGCGCCTGCTGCAAACGCCACTTCTCGGCGGCTTCTGCATCGTCCCAATCAAAGCACTTGTGCAGTTCCGTCTGCTCGTCCCTCGCCTTGTCGAGGATTTGGGCGGTCGTTGCGGAGTTGCCGATTGCCAAGATTTCGTCAGCGACCTTTTGCGCGTCAGCGGAAATGCGGCAGCCACTTTTCCATGCTGCAAAAATCATCTTTAACCTCCTGTTGTGTGTTAGTTCTCTTCATCCGGCTTTAACAGCTCGTCCACCGTGCATCCGTATAATGCAGCAATCTCCGGAAGTCGACTTGCTCGCGGGGCCTGCTGACCAGTCTCCCAGTAATACACGGCCACGTCGGAGATTTTCAGCGCGTCCGCTACCTGCTGGACGCTGAATCCAGCTTTATGACGAGCACTTCGAAAACTCATCTTTTCACCTCCAAATACTAAGTTTTGCTTGACAACTTAGCGAACCGTGATATTATAAGAAGTGCCAACAAACTAATAATTTCGACAGTCCGCTAAGTATCAAGGGGGCTTGATTTTTTATTGCCCTTTCTGTAACTAAGTATATACTCAGTTAGCGTGGATGTCAATAGGAAGTTAGCGAAAACTAAGTTTTATTTTATACAAAATCGGAGCTACAGTTATGTCTAAATCGCCTATTGTCGCCAGAATTAACGCATTATTGTCTCTTAGAGGCATTTCTAAAAAGCAATTTTTTAAAGATTGCAAAATTTCTTCATCTGCATTTTCACAATGGAATACAGGAAAAATCGAAGTCCCTCGAGGGAAAAACATTGAACGGATAGCAAATTATCTTGACGTTTCGGTAGAATATCTTTTATATGGGGATACGCAAGAATTTCAGGCAAAAAAAGAGCGCCCCACCGATGGTGAAGCGCTCATTTCTGAATTGCCCGAAGATATTCAAAAGCTCATTCGGATTTGCGAATCAAATCCTGACCTTGCTGCTGCTCTACTATCTGTTGCGCAGCAGATCGAAAAAGGTCAAGTTGCTGGGGAGTAAATCTCGAAATTGTAATAATCAATTCTTCTACCGTCGTCATCCTCTCTGCCCTCCGTTCGCTCTCATATAATAAAACAAGTGTTCTATCGCGGGTTAGTATAGTACTAATTTTTAATTGATTCAATATAATTTAAAATATAAAATTAGGTGAATTTGATATGCCCATTACCGTATATTTTGAGCACGGCCGCGTTGTGGAGTTGTTTCCAGAACCAAATCAATCGTATTACGACGTGCGCGATAAGATCAACGCGGCGACTGATATAGTGTCTGATGAAATAAAATACGATTTGACCGATAAGCAATCGATTTATTCTATCGCCATTCCTGACTATACAAAAGTACGCAATGTGCCCCCTTCAAAAGAGTTAGGCCCAACAGGATATCTTGAATATGTGTTGAGAATGCACGCTGGTTTTCTGTGGAATGCCGGAGATTACCAGCTATCAATGGCTTGCCTTGAAAAATCTTGCCAGTTGATGACATATTCCACTCTTGGGTGGGAGCGAAAAGACTTTTATAGGGTCGTCAACTATTACATTGAGTTAGGGCGATTCAAAAAAGCAAAAGAGTGGAAAGATTGGATAGATAACCACACGGAATCCCCGGAAGACTATGCAAAAGACGCATTTGCAAGAACGCTTGAATCGTGTAAAAGACTTAAAACTGATTTAGTAGAGGTTGGCGATTCAAACGCGTGCTGTGAAATTTGCGCGAAGTACCGGAGACGAATATATAGCTTATCTGGGAAAAGTTGGAAGTTCCCAAAGTTTCCAGATGATTTCCATTTTCAATGTGCTCTTGGGATATTTGCCTATATTGATGGTGTTTCCGAGCCGTCTTTTAAATGCATTAGTCCATCTCTGTATAGCAAACGACCGTTTCGAGATGATCGAACAGAAGAAGAAAAAGAAAATTATAGACTTTGGTTAGAACGTGTTGAAAAGTCTTACAATCCGATCAATGAACCGAATCTAAATCATATTATTTATTATTGGTTCAAGCCTAAATTCCCCGACGACTTCCCAAAATCTCTTTCTGGCTTTTCTCGCATGCGAAACGGTAACACAGCAAATTATCAAAAGCTGGCACAGAAGATTGAGGATGCGGGGTATACCATTCCTAAATCATTAGATGAGGTCGCAGAATGGGAAGAGCGGGAGAATTGAAAAGTTGCAAGGCGGTATAGCTTAGATTGGCCCCGCCGCCCTCTGCAACAAACGACGGGGCCTTTTTGCAGTCAGCGGGGAGCGGTCGCCGCTGCTTGTTTTGACCATACTCCGCTTTACCTTGGCAATTCAACACCGAAACATTGCAATAAGACGGCGCTCGACACGGTTCGACAAGACCTCATCTTGCGACTTTGCGGCGCAAAAATCAAAAAAATTAAGGTGGCGTAAATGAACATTCAAGAAGTGTGTAGAATCCGTAAAGAAGAATTGAAATTGACCTATCAGGACATTTCCGACGCTTCCGGCGTACCACTGTCCACCGTTCAGAACTTCTTTTCCAAGTTTTCTAAATCTCCGTCGATTTACACCGTCGCGCCGATCTGCAAAGCGCTTGGAATATCGCTTGATGAATCGTTCGGAATTTCCGAACACTTGACGCCGACCGAAGAAACGTTGCAGGCGCGCAACGATGAGTTAGAACGCCACGTTGACGCAAAGGCCGATACCATAGAGATCATGCGGCGCGGTGTCCGCATCCGCAACGGCGTGATTGCTATAATGTTTGCCATTATCGTTCTGCTGGCCGCGTGGTGCTTGTACATTGATTGGAGGGGGATTTGATGAAGATACCGAAAGCAAAATTACTACCATCGGGGAACTGGAATGTCAGCGTCATGGTTGACGGAAAGCGCGTGTCTGTCACAGCACCTACCAAAAGGCAAGCGGAGAATGAAGCCGCCGCATTGAAGTCCGGCGCGAAGTCTGCCGCCCGTGCGTCTGATCGCACGGTTGGTGATGCTATCGACCGATATATTGACAGCAAGGACGCGATACTCTCCCCCTCCACCGTCAACGGGTACAGAAAACTCCGCAAGGTGGTTTTCCCGGAGCTGATGAGCGTTAAGTGCTCCGCGTTGACGCAGGATCGCGTGCAGCGTGCCGTGAATAAGATGGCACGGGAAAAGTCCCCTAAGTACGTCCGAAACGCTTACGGCTTATTTACGGCGGCAATATCGGAGGAATGCCCGGATAAAGTGTTCCGTGTATCTTTGCCGCAAAAGGAAGCGCCTAAAATCAAAATCCCTACCATGGACGAGATCAGAATTCTACACGAAGACTGCAAGGGCGCAGACTTTGAATTGCCTTTCCTGCTGGCCGTATGGCTCGGCCTCCGTACATCGGAGATCAGAGGTCTAACATGGGATTGTCTTGACGGTGATATCTTGACGATCAAGCAAGCAATGGTAGACGGCGAAGACGGTCCGCAGCTCAAGCAGCCTAAAACGTACAGCGGCAACAGAAAACTAAAAGTACCGCCGTATATTATGGGACTGCTTGACGAAACACCGCACACAGATGAGTATATTGTCCATGCAACAAGAAATGTCCTATATAAGCATCTGCAACGCGCGTGTGCCCGCTGCGGAGTTCAGCCGTTCCGCTTTCACGACCTCCGCCATGTAAACGCATCGGTTATGCTCCGGCTCAATGTCCCAGACAAATACGCAATGGAGCGCATGGGGCATTCTACAAACAACATGCTTAAAAACGTATATCAACACACCATGGATGATAAAGCCGTAG